TAAGTCTGTTTTGCAACTCATTTATGTCTGAACTTGTTTTGATAACACCGTCAATATCTGAAAATAAACTCATACTAACTCCTCACATAACATATCCCACATTCTTTGTTTAACTTTAGGAACAGCCTTGTTATTCCAATAGTCAATCATTTCTGGGGTAGGTCTTACACCTCTCGCATCTTTGTATAGATCACTATACAAGTCATCATCATAAGTATAACCCTTAAGTTTCTTAACTGTAGTTTCTGCACTACGAAAGAAATCATCTATCTGTCGTTGCATACCTTCTACTATCTCGTATTGTTGTTTCTTACTCATATTATGCAGCCTCCTTTCCATAAGCCCATTTGTATAACTCGTCAAATCCGATTCTTGCAACAATGTATGTTCTACCAGTCTTTTTGTTCACTAGTATGTCACCAACACTCATTGAGTATGCACCTTTAGGACCCTCGCCCATGTTTGACTTCTCATACGCCTCGTTGACACTCTTGCAATGCATCTCGCCTACAAATTTGTAGTTGTCTTTTCTGTATCTACCTGCGAAAGCTTCTTCAGCCTGTCTTAAATTATAGAATTTAGAATCTTTGCCATAGAACATTGCATCTCTACGAATTTTAGAACCGTCAAATGTTTGATATAATTGATAAGTTTTTAACATTTTGTTTTCCTGTGTTTTGTTAATCATTATAGCTAGTATAACAAATACACAGAAAAAAACAAGGGATATTTCCAAGAAAAAATCGTTTAGAATCAGGGAGTTACATGATTTCGCTGCAAGTCATTGATTTTACTGCGAAATTTCTTTAGAGTGTCTGATATTTGACAGCCGTGACCGATATATAGTAGACTTATCCTCACTACACAGAACACATTACCATATTTTATACGGCATTTTTTAATATTTAACGCATATCATACTATACTGATTATAACGCCATATATTCTACTATTTCTATCGCATTGCACGATATATTATACTGCATTATCCAATAAAGCCGAGAGTATCAAAATTAAAAGAGATAATCGTTCTTCTATTATTGGTTGTTACTTTAGGACATCTGTGTCGTAATTGACTTGGAAATACAACTATATCACCCTCTGATACTTCAATATCTTTGATCTTATCATTCACTAGTATTTGTGTATAAGTGTTATCTGATAATTCTAGATAGTAGATACCAGAGTAATCAGACATTCCATGATGATGAAACGCATGAAAATCATTGGTATGATACTGTTGAAACCATACTGATAGAAAGTAAGCTTTTTCAAATTGTAGAGTATTGATTATTTCTTGTAGTGTATTTTGAGTGTTTAATGTGAATATTTTTACCCATTCTCTTTGTGTTTCTCTGATGTGATAGTCTGTTTTAGTAATAGATTCTTTATTATTGATGCGTTTTTCATAGGTTGTTTTTTCTATTTGTTTTAATAACAAGTCTTTGAATTGAGTGTGATTTACTGTGGGTTGTATGAGTATTGATTGTTCTATTGTTATTGTTCTCATACGAAGAATGATTCAAGTGTTGATTGAGTACCATAACTACGATCAATGTTCCACTTGACTTGATTGATGATAAACATCAAGGGTTCTATGAATGACTTTTCAAACATTGTATCATAGTCTATATACTGATTAATATTTAACTCTTTGGGTAATTTAGTCATAAACGATAATACATTAGAGCCTAGTCGATTGGGTTGTTTGAGTAACACATACTTAATCTTTTCACCTTCATTGATAACAGGATACTTATGAGTAAGTTTTCTGTCATTCAGTAGATAATTATAGAGTATAACACCCTTAATGTGCATTGGTGAACCCTTTCGATAGATACTAGATGAGTCGGACCATTTGTCAATACCATTCACACTACGGGGAAATGCAATCTCTCGTGGTTCTAATTGAAAGAATTCATCTCGAAATTGTTGTATAAATGTATTGAGTTCTTTCTCATTCGATTGCATAATGATCTTTAGAGCCTGTTTAATCTTCTCTCTACAGGGTGCAGGTGTTGATGATTTTACTGCTTCTATGCCCATAATTTTTAGTTGGGGTTCTTTATATCGTACACCTTCTACATCATACGCATTAAGAATGTATCGTTTCTTTGCAGTCCAGATACCCTTGTCTGCAATCACTTCTCGTTTCATCTGCATCTTTTGTGCATATGCATTGACATTCAATGCAAGTGTTTGATAACATTCTTCAATAAACGGTTCAATTTTATCTTTAGAAATAGTGTCCAAGAAATTGATGATTCTTGTTCTATCTTCTTTTTGTACTCCAGATCCCTTATCATACAATTTGCATATAAGTTTGTCAAAAGTGATATATACGCTATCTGTATCTGACGCAATGACATAATCTTCTCCTGTTGTCTTTAATATCTTATTTAGATATTCATTGAGTTTGTTCTCTATATGTCGAATAGACAATTGACCAGATGTAGTGATGCCCTCTGCAATCAGTAGCTCATAATAACGAAACCATTGATTACCGATTGCACCGTAAGCTGAGTTGAGTGAGATTTTTCTCGCCATCTGTATATTGTTGTATCTCGAAATCAGATTCAAATACTGTTTGTCTTTTGTTTTCTCGTAATCTTTCTTCGCATCTAACATCTTTTTCTTGTAAATTGTTCGATCATTATACATCTCTTGCATCATCTTTGGTAGAAAACCTTGCGTTTGTTTTGAAAACAATGCACCATTGGGTGTTGCTGTTACATTCTGTTCTTTCAATAATGATTGATTATAGTCTTGTTTTAAGAACAAGTCTACACATTTCTCTTTGTCGATGGTTAGTGTTTCTGCACACAATGTTTCTGGTGATATATTATACTGCATAATCAAATGTGGATATAGACTGTTTAAGTCAAATGATACAACCCAGTTATGCAATCCTGTTTGTGGTTCTTTGACATATGCACCAACATATTTTTCTGATTTCTGTCGTTGACTTTTTAACTGTGGTATCATAATCTTTTGTTTGTATAGATGATTAAAGATTAGAATATCCCAATACTTGACTGATGTATACGCATCTGTGAGATTGACTTTCGCTTCGTAAGCCATAGTCAGTAGTAAATCAACAAGTTTCATTTTCTCGTCAAGTCTGTCAACTAACTCTACATCTTTGATGTTGTAATCTAGAAATGATTGATAATCTTTTGTGTACCAGTCTTTGAATGTATCGTACGGATTCTCGTCTTTTCTTTCACCAAGTTCTACAAATGCAATGTTGTCAAGACGATATGATTCTTGATTAGTGTATGTAAATTTCTTATAGAGTTGTAGATAATCTAGATTTTCGACACCAAGAATGTCGTAGAGTAATTCATTACCATATTGTGTACGCACTTCTCTCGAATTCACAATACCCCATGGCGACAATTTTTTCATCATATCGACATCATGTACTGTCTTGATACGATTGCACAGATACGGTACATCAAACATTTCAGTATTCCAACCTGTAATAATGTCAGGATGATCTGATGACCACCAGTTTACGAATCGTTTGAGTAATTCAGATTCATTCTTGCAGTTAATGTAAGTCACATCATCACGATTGTTAATGTATTCACCAATACCCCACACGATAATTTCTTTCGTATTCTGATCTTTGATAGTAATTGATAACATTGGTTCAATAGCTTCACGCACATTAGGGAAACCATTCTCGCATTGCGTTTCAATATCAATCGTAATAAACTTCAGATACTTTTTATCAAAACTAATCTGATGAGGATATGTTTCTGTAATGTAACAGTAAGGATATTTTGTTAGACCATAGAGTAGATGTGGTTGACTTTCATAACTGTCAATAAACTCTTTTGATTCTTTGATAGTGTCAAACTTCACAGGTGCAAGATTCTTACCATCAAGTGATTTGAATGGAGTTTCTTTCTTAACAGGCACATACATTGTTGGTTTGTATCTAACTTTAAAATTAGATCGAAAACCATTCTTAACTGCACGGACTAGTAGTTGATTGCCCCATTGGGCGACATGAGAATAAAAGTTCATAGTAAAAGATTATAACATTAAGTAATTAATTTTGTCAAGTCAATTTGTAGAGTATTCGATATAGGCTTCTTTTGTCATACAACCATACTCTACAATAGCGACTAGTTTATCACACAATCTTTCATTGAGTGATGTTTGTATGTACTCTCGCATCTGTGGTGTATTTAAGTAATAACTACATTCTGAATAAGTCTGATAAGCTTCTTTATGTTGCACATACTTATAGATTTGTTCGTCATTGAACGATAGTAGTATCATGATTGTAATAAAATAATTTTGCATAGTGTTTATATTTAGACTGCAAAGAAAAGGGGCCTTTCGACCCCTACTTATGATTAACTACTAACTTAAACAGAAGAGATTTTGTTATGCTGGCACAACAATAGAGTTCATTGCGTTCTCTATAACTTCACTTTTTTTCTTTGGAGTATTATCAGATGGAGTGAATAACATCTGTATTGCATATGCATCTTCAGTTGACTGAAAGAAATTATAGCCTCTTATCTTATGAGGTCTTGTTTGAAATCTAGAGTTTGTAGAATCTTTAATCTTAACTTCGATATTGTTCTCTTTACAAGCTTTAAGATATAAAGGCATATCTACATCTTCTTCTAAAAAGATTGTGTTAGGATATTTTTTACCTTGATATGAATGTCTTGATATTTTAGATTCAATACCTAACTTAGCAAGTTCTTTACGATTGACTGATAACCATGAATGACTTGCATCAGAGTGTCTGGTTTTAGTAACTGTTTTCATAATATTTCTCTCTTTAATTAATTGATTATGTAGCTATTATAATACAGTAGTATTGTAAATGTCAAGAGAAATATCCAAAAAAGTTTCATTTAAAATCAATGACTTAAATCCTTACATTGGAATAACTACCTTCTAATCCGTACTCTCCTCTCAATAGTATATTGAATGATATAGTTTTTCTTGCGATTTTTGTTTTATTAGTGAGTACGAAATGTCTTAACCAACTATCAAAAATAATCATAGTATTTGGTGTTGCATTGATAGAAGATGTTGTTGCACTAAAATCATTTAATGATTGTTTTATTTGTAATCCATTGGTTGTTCTAGGGTCAACAAAATTAGTAGGATTACCCCCTGTTACATAATAGATTCCACTATAGACATTGTTTGGGTGACTATGATATTGATGGTCATCTCCAGTATTGAGTATATTACCCCACATTTCTGTGATTTCAACTGTATAATTCTTATCAATACCTAGTGTAATAAAGATGTCTTTCATAGCTGTGTTATGTATGAATTCTTTAAGACTAGGGATATCTATATGTTTTTGAAAAGTATCATTACCCAAGGAATCGTCAATAGACTTCCTTTCTTCTTCAGATAGGATATTCTCCCATGTGAAAACTGGAGTTGGGAATAGTGAAAAAATATTCATGTATTAATGTAGATTGTTATGAAAACAAGTATAGTAATTGTTAATATAAGTTTCATTTATTATCTTGAATGATAACAGCTCGATCATCATCTGGTGTATTGATATCATGAATATCCCATACTTCACATATGGTCTTTTGATATTGTGGATTAGTCCAATGATTACGATAGGTTTCCTCGTCTTTGAATCGTTTGAGGTCATCTTTGAGATGTTTGTTTTCTTGACGGAGCTCATTGAGTTCGTCTTTGAGTTTGGTGATTTTGTTGAATAGGTTTTGTAGTTGTTCAGTCATATTAGTGGTATATGTTAATGGTTAATGATAATTTATCTGTTGAATTTTCTAATACTGCGTGTTCTGTGTTTCTTGGAACATATATGGTTTCTTGTGGCTTGAGAATAAACTGTTTTCCGTTAAGTAACCAAAGAGATTCTCCGTAGATTTGTTTAATTGCAACTGGATATGGGTGTGAATGTGGTGCAAATGATGGAGTAGTTTCATTTATTTTTGATTTTCTTGCAAAATAAAAATTTGCGTGTGGACTAAAACCGAGTATCTCTCTACCCTTTTCTTCTATATCTCTCAAGTCTTTGTGTAAATCTAATACATCTGCAATGGTGGTAAGAAATCCTCTTTCATGAAACCAGAACCATTTATCAAAATCTAAATACAAACCAGTATCGACATGAGTAGAATAGAAACTACTTGTTTTTACTCCAACATTAGTTAATACGCATACTGATTCTCTGTAATTTTCTCCATGATTAATTGATATGTTGGGTTTTGCGTTCCAAGGCCAACGGTTTCTAATCTTTAACCAATCAAACATCATTTCTTCAGTAATGTTTATCGTACTTTGTTCTACATAATCTACAAATTTCTTGAAATAGAGATGTTCGTTGAGTGGTGCTGATGGAAAGTTATTATAATCTGTCATAATTTAAATATCCTTGAAAACGCTAACGCACCCATAAAACCATGTTTCTTATGAATGTGTTGGCTTATATAATAATTTTTAAAAGTGGGATTCTCTTTAAAGAGTTTACTTATATCGTCTATAGAATACTCATTTGTAAACACTTTACATTTCTTTAGACTTTTGCGTGATATGAATACTAGGTTGTTGTCCAGTTCTTTCGCAAATGATTCATAATCTTTCTTTTCAATTTTCACTTCATCTTACCTTTCGATT